ATGAAAAGCCTTGCCGACTACCGCCGTTCCCTCGGGCTGACCCAAGCCCAATTCGCCGCCCTGCTCGCCGATGCCGGCTGCCCCTGTACGCAGGGACTGGTATCGCATTGGGAGCGAGGTGCCGTGGCGATCACGCCGCTGCGCGCGCGCCAGATCGAGGCGGCGACCGGCGGGGCGCTGCGCAAGGAAACGCTGGTGTTCTTCGACGGCCCGGATTGGACCGATCGCGCGGATGACCTGTTGCAGCGTTTCGCGTCGGGCCGGACGACGCCGTGGTCCGGGGAGGCGTTTCTGACCTGGGCGCGCATGCAGGGGCTGGGTGATCCACCGAGCGACTGTGCGTTGGAGCGGCTGCTGCGCGATGCGATCCGGCGCGGAGAATTGGTGGCGATGCGGGTCAAGCGACCGGGCGCGCGCAAGCCGGCCGCGACTCTGTATGTGACGCCCTCGCTGGTGGAGGGTGTGTGATGTACGGCCGGGTCTTGCCATCGCTCGCTTGCATGACCGCATCAACGGCTGGACGCCAGCGGGTCGAATCTGTTGCCGTGCCTGCATGGGTGGAGCGTGCGGCATGAGCTTCGCCAAACTCGATAGCGGCATCGTCAACAGCACGCTCTGGGTGCAGCCGGACGACGTGCTGCGCGTGTGGATCTGGATGTTGTCCCAAGCGGACGCGAATGGCGTCGTCCGCGTGGCCGCGCCTGCGCTTGCGATGAACTGCATGAAATCGGTGGATCGCATCCGCGAAATCCTGACCCTGCTGGAGTCGCCAGACCCCGATTCGCGTTCGGAAAACGACGAAGGGCGCCGATTGCGCAAGGTCAGCGGCGGGTGGCAGATCATCAACTATCGCGCCTACCGTGCGGGAGAGGGCGATAGGGGCAACGCCGGGCTCGATGCCGAGGGCTACATCTACTACGTCGGCGATACGGAGGCGAGAACGGTGAAGATCGCGTTCAGCAAGAATCCGTGGTCGCGGCTCTCCGATCTTCGTGCCACGCATCCGACCATCGAACTGTTGGCCGTCGAGAAAGGGACCGGGCGCGACGAAAAGAAACGCCATTCCGAATTCGCCGCGCTGCGCACCAAGGGCGAATGGTTCAGACGTTCGCCAGAACTCGATACCCTCATTGCCGCGCTTGGACGCCCAGGAAAGGAAAAGCCTGGGGCCACGGGCGGACTACGGGTCGCTACGGGTAGCGACGGCGTAGATACGGGTCGCGCTACGAAAGAAGCAGAGGCAGAAGCAGAGGTAGAAGAAAATCAAGAGCAGGGAAGTGCATCGCCTGACGGCGACGCTCCCCCCGCCCCCGCCAACGATCCGCAAAGCGCAGCGTCGCCTTCGGCGGATCGCATTCCCTACCAAGCCATCATGGACGCCTACAACGCCACGATGACGGGATTGGCGAAGGCGCGGGAGTTGTCCCCCAAGCGTCGCGCGCTGATCCGCTCGGCATGGCAGGCATCAGCCCAGCGACGCAGCGTGAAGTTCTGGCAAGCGTATTTCGACGAGTGCCAGGACGATCGGTTCAACAACGGCACCGGGCCGTACAAGCCGCCGCACGAGGACTGGCGGCCAACGTTCGACTACCTGCTGCGCGCGGATGTGGTGACGAAGATTTTTGAGGCGGCGATGGATCGCATGGAGCGTGGCGAGTGAAGGCCCGATCGCGTGCCCACGACGACAGCCGCCTGGAGCAGTGGCGCGTGCCGCCGCAGTCCATCGAGGCCGAGCAGGCGGTGCTGGGCGGGCTGATGCTTGCGCCGGATGCGCTGACGCGGATCGCCGACTGGATCAAGGCGGAGGACTTCTACCGGCCCGATCACCAACTGATCTATCGCGCGATCGGCGAGCTTGCACAGCAGCGCACGCCCTACGACGCGGTGACACTGGGCGAGTGGTTCGAGGCGCAGGGCTTGTCCGAGCAGGTGGCCGGCGGCGCGTATCTCGTCGAGTTGGCCAGCACCACGCCCTCGGCGGCCAACATCGTCGCTTACGCCGAAATCGTCGCCGACAAGGCCAAGTTGCGGCAGTTGATCGACCTGGGTTCGATCATCGTCAACGCCGGCTTCCAGCCCGAGGGCCGGGACACGCGCGATCTGATCGCCGAAGCGCAGCACGCGATTGCGCGCTTGGCCGGCAACCCGCGTGCGGGTGGCGTGAAGGCGATGCCGGAGGTGGCGCAACGCTGGTTCGCGGACTTGCAGCGCCGCTACGACCAGAAGGGCGGGCTGTGTGGCCTTGCGACGCCGTGGGCGAAATTCAACGCGATGACCGGCGGGCTGATGCCGGGCGACCTGATCGTTCTCGCGGGTAGGCCGGGCATGGGCAAGAGCGGTGTCGCGATCAACATCGCGACGGCGAATGCGCTCAGCGGCAAGCGCGTGCTGTTCTTCAATCTCGAAATGACCGATGTCAGCATCTTCAACCGCTGCATCGCGTCGATCATGGACGTGCCGTTGCAGTGGCTGCGGCAGCCAGCCGACGACACGGCCGAGAGCGAGACATATTGGGCGCGCGTGGCCGAAGGCGTGCGACGCATGCGCGGTGCCGGCCTGATGATCGACGACACGCCGTCGCTGAGGTGCGAACAGATCGTGGCGCGCGCGCGTCGTGAACACCTGCACCAGCCGGTCGATCTGATCGTCGTGGATCACTTGCACCTGATGCCGTTGCCGGGCCAGACCCGCGAGACGGTGGAGATCGGCGCGATCACGCGCGACCTGAAAGCCCTCGGCAAAGAACTGGGCTGCCCAGTGATCCTGCTGGCGCAGTTGAACCGCGGCGTCGAGGCGCGTCCGAACAAGCGCCCGGTCATGCGCGATCTGCGCGAGTCGGGGAGCATCGAGCAGGATGCCGATCTGATCGTGTTCGTCTACCGCGACGACTACTACGCCGAGCAGGAAGGCCGCGAGAGCGAATTCCCCGGCCTGATCGAAATCAACATCGCCAAGCAGCGCGAAGGCGTGACCGGGCGCGTCTGGGGGCGCAGCCGGCTGGACGTGGGCCGCATCGACGACTGCGACGATCCGCCGAGCTTGCTGCCGGCCTCCACCCCACACCGACCGACGCGCGCGACCAAGACCCGCGCGCGCTGGGGCATGTACGCGCAGGAAGACCACCGATGACAGCCCTGCGTTCCATCGACACACGCGCCGTTGCGGCGCAGGCACCGCATTTTCAGGAGATTGCACCATGACCGATGTGCGCCGGATGCTCGCGCGCCTCAATCCCGCCACGTCCCGTCTGGAGGTGGGTCACGGCGGCGGCTGCGAATTGACCCCGCAGGACGTGGCGGCGGCGCTGGCGTTCGTACCGGCGGGCCTGGGCCGCGAGGTGCTGTGCGCGCTGTGGTGGCCCGAGGGCGCGCGCCTGAGCCGCGAGGCGTTGCACGAGGCCATCGCCGACCGGCAGCGCGCGGAGTTCGCGCGCCGCCGTCAGGTGCTGGAAGTCGCGCAACTGGAACTGCACTGCGCGGAGGAAGCGGCGTTCATCACGAACCGCGTCTCGACCGAGACGCGCGTGCGGATTGCGGGATTGCGTGCGAAGGCGGCGGTGGCGAAGGATGCCGTGTGGCCGTGGCGCCCTGAGATGCACGTCGTCATCCGGCGCGCGGTGCTGGACGAGTTGGCACGGCCGAATCTGTGCCCGGACTGCGGCGGTGCCGGCGAGATGATGCTGGAGGCGTTGCGCATCACCTGTGAGACCTGCGAGGGGCGCGGCGTGCTGCCGGTGTCCGATCGCGCGCGCGCGGCGCGGATTGATCGCGATGAGGCGTCGTATCGGCGGACATGGCGGCCGATGTACGAATGGTTGCTGCGACTACTGTCTGATGCCGAGGCGCAGGCGCGTCGCGAACTGGCGGCGGCACTGCGCACCTGTGATGAGGTCGCACCCGTACCGCGCGCCTGATGACGAGGGCGATGCGCGTGCGGAGGTGATGCCTCCGCAAGAAAACCGGATTCTGGTTACACGCGGAGTTGCTGCCGCGATCGCGGGGTGAGGAGTGGTCCGGCTTGGGCTTCATCCGCCCAAGACGCCGGTTCGACTCCGGCCCCCGCTACCACTTGCCCTACGACGCCCGCACATGCGGGCGTTTTCGTGTCCGCTGCACGCGGCACGACCACCAGGATTCGCCATGACCAGGACCGACCCGCATGCCTTGCACCCCCTGCCGCCGACCGATCCAGCGCCCGACCCTGCCGCGCCCGCCGTCGTCGCCGACGCCGGCATCGACGCCTCCGGCCACGCCCGCGCCGAACCCGCCGCCATCGCAGATCCCGACGATGCCCCCGTGAGCCTCGCGATGCGCGTATTGGCGTGGCTGCCGCTGCGGTTGTGGACCGATTGCGGCGTGTGCCTGTTCTGGCGCGGTGCCGTGGTCGGTTCGGTTGCGACGGGCGCGCTTGCGCTGGTGGTGTCGGCGCTGCTGTGAACGCGAGCCAAGACCCGCGCGGCAAACGCAAGCGCAAGCCCGCCAAGCCGCGCGCGCCGCAGGCGCAGCCCCCCGTCGCCTTGGCTGCGGCGTCGCTGCCGACAACGCAGGTGCGACGCGGCTGGGATTTGGACGACGTGTGCGAGCGCATCGCCGCAGGCGAGACCTACACCGCCATCGCGGCGGATTACGGCAAGAGCCAGGGCGCGCTGTCGCTGTGGCTGGCGGCGGAACCTAATCGTTCCGCGCGCGCGCGCGAGGCAGCCTCGATGGCCGGGCGGTTCTGGGACGAAGCGGCGGAAGCTGGGATTCGAGCGGCGAGCGACGTGCTGACGCTTGCGAAAGCCCGCGAATTGGCGCAACACCTCCGCTGGCGGGCGTCCAAACTCAGCCCCGCCTACGCCGACCGAAGCAAGGTCGAGGTCGGCGGCGCGGTGGGGGTGTTCGACGCGGCGCAGGCGCTGACGCCGGAGCAGTTGCAGCGGGTCGCGCAGGCGGTGCTGGAGGGCTTGCCCCAGGACGGAGCATCCGGTGACGGCGGGAGCGCGTAACGCGCAGGTCGCGGCGCTGTTGACGGCCGCGCGCGACAACCTGCTGGCCTACTGCTGCGCGGTCGATCCGAAGTACATCCCCTACGCATGGCACAAGTACCTGTGCCGGCGGTTGGAAGCGGCGATCCGGCGCGGTCGCGCCCGTTTGCTCATCTTTGCCCCTCCGCAACATGGCAAAAGCGCGCTGGTGAGCTGCAAATTGCCCGCCTGGGTGATGGGTCGGCACCCCGACTGGCCGGTGATCGCGGCGAGCTACGGCGTCGATCTCGCGGAACGCAACGGCAAAGCGGTGCGCGACCTGATCGGCTCGCCGATCCACGGCGCGATCTTCCCGGCATCGCGGCTTGACGGCAGCAGTACCGCCAAAACCGACTTCCAGACCACGGCCGGTGGCCAGTATTACGGCACGACGGTCATGGGCGGCGGGACGGGTTTTTCGTCCAAGCTGTTCGTGGTCGATGACCCGTTCAAGTCGCGTGCCGAGGCCGATTCGGAGGTCGTGCGCGAGCGGGTGAAGGACTGGTATCGGTCGGTCGTCTACTCGCGTCTGGCCGAAGACGCGGTGCTGATCCTCATGCACACGCGCTGGCACGAAGATGACTTGGCCGGCTGGCTGCTGCGCGAACACGCGCACGAGGACTGGGAGGTCATCAACCTGCCGGCGCTGGCGCTGGAGAACGACCCGCTGGGGCGTGAAGTGGGGCAGGCGCTGTGCCCGGAGCGGTATTCCGAGGCCGCGCTGGAACTCAAGCGCATCGCCAGCGGTTCCCGTGACTGGGAGGCGCTCTACATGCAGCGTCCCGTCGCCGGCACGGGCGGGTTCTTCAAGCGCGCGTGGCTGCGCGAGTACGACAGCATCCCGATCACCATCGCCCGGCCGATGAACCGCTATCTGCTGGTCGATCCGGCCGGCAGCAAGGCGAAGCGGTCGGACTTCACGGCGGTCGTGGTGGTCGGGTTGAACACCGATGGCCGCTACTACCTGCTGGATGCGGTGCGCGACAAGCTCAACCTGCGCGAACGCGCAGCGCTGGTGATTCGCCTGCACCGCAAATGGAAGCCGCACAAAGTCGGCTACGAGAAGTACGGCAAGGATGCGGACATCGAACACCTGACGGGCGCGATGGAGGCGGAGAACTACCGCTTCACGGTTCACGAACTCGGTGGGTCGATGGCCAAAGAGGCGCGGATCAAGCGGCTGGAGCCGGATTTCGAGAACGGCCGTTGGTGGTTGCCGCGCGCGCTGCCCAAGGCGCTGCACGACGGCAAGCCGGTGGACGTGATCGAGCGATTCGTCAACGAGGAATACCTCACGTTCCCGGCCGGCGTCCACGACGACATGCTCGACAGCATGGCGCGCATCTACGACATCGGCGCCGTGTTCCCGAAGGGCACCGGCAGCGTGCGCCGCGCGTCGGCGTCGGACGGCGCTTTCGCGTGGTAACCGACACACAACACGAGGATCACTGCGATGTTTGGGACGGAATTGAAACTGTGGCGGCAACGGCTGGGGCTCACGCATGCGCAGCTTGCGCGCATTTGCAACGAGTTTCAGGGGTATTCGGTCGGAGTGATGGCGCAGGACATTCGACGCTACGAGAACGTGTCCGACGAGAAGCACGCCGCAGGACACTTCGAGGCGACGATCACGTTGGCGATCGAGCATATCGAGACGGACATGGATGCACGCATTCGAGCGATGAAATATGCCGTTAGGCGTGAAGCGAAGCGGCAGGGACGTCGACTCGATAGCGTGATGTTGTTGTGCTGCCGGACGCAGTCGGATTTGGACGTGTTGTATCCGAACGAAGCGCCCTATGGACTGGCCCATCATCGTGCGTTTACCGCACTGGCGAACGTCGCCCTCAATCGTATCGCGCCCAATAGCGTGTGGTTGATGGCGATTCCGGCGAGATTCGCTGCCTGGGCGACATGCACGCCGGAAAACGGGACGCCAACGGCGATGGCGGAATGGTTCGCCGGAGGATATTGCACGTTTCCGATCAATCCCCCGCAACAATTGGCAACGGCGACCGTATGACGCTGTCGTCGGCGTCGGACTCACCTGTCGCGTGGTAACTCGACCGTGATGTTCCAGGACCCCACCCATGCCGCCGACGACCTGCTGCGGCAACGGGAGCAGGCCGCGCACGGGTATCAGGTCGAGCAATCGGTCGGCCTGCGCTCGCGCCTGGGCGCGTTCGTGCGCGAGGCGTTTGCGCGCGCGAAGCACCACAAAGAGCGCGTGCTCTGGCGCAACGGCGCGAGCGTCCACGAGACGATGCTGCGGTGTCTGCGCATGCGCCACAACGAGTACGACCCTGAACTGGCGCGTGCGCTGGACGGGATCGACGTGTATATGCCGCTGGCGTCGATGAAGATGCGCGCGGCGCAGGCGTGGATACGCGACACCCTGGCGAACGCCGAGGACAAGCCGTGGACGGTGGAGCCGACACCGATTCCCGAACTGTCCGACGCCGGCAAACGCGCGGCGCGACAAGCCTTCCTGCTGGAATTGCAGCGCAGCGGCGTCGAATTGCAGTACCTCGCGCCGTTTCAGGTCGAGGCGCGCATCAAGCAACTGGAAGACGTGGCGGCGGACATCGTGCTGGAGACGGCGCGCGATGCCTGCGGGCGGATGGAGAAGCACATCGCCGACCAGTTGGAGGAAGGCGGTTGGCGCGAGGCGTTCGACGCGGCGATCGACGATCTGACCGTGTTTCCGGCCGCCGTGTTGAAGTCGCCCATCGTGCGCCGCGTGCAGGCGCCGCAGTGGGACGGCGAGCGGCTGCGGATCGTGGCGCGCACGAAGGTCCGGGTCGAGCGCGTCTCACCGTTCGACCTCTATCCCGCACCCGATGCGACCAATCCGCAGGACGGCAGCTATCTGTGCGAGCGCATGCCGATGACCGGCAAGGCGCTGTCGGACTGCATCGGCCTGCCGAACTTCTCCGAGCGCGCGATCCGCACGGCGCTGACCTTGCATCCGGGCGGCTACGCCTGCGGCGACGTGGCGGCGAGCGAGCGGGCGCAGTTGGAGGGCTTGAGTCCTTCGCAGGCGTCGGGCGTGTCCGGGGCATCGTCGCAGGGCCACGACGGGACGTATGACGTGGTGGATTTCTGGGGGCGAGTGCCCGGCGCGGTGCTGCTGGAGTGGTGCCAGCTCGAAGGCTTGCACCCCAGCGTCGTGTTCGGCGAGCGCGCGATTGATGCGGACGCCTACTACGAGGTGAACGTCTGGCTGCTCGGCGATCTGGTGCTGCGCTCGCTGCTCAACCCGATTCCTACCGGGCAACGGCCGTATCAGGTCGCGTCGTTCTCGCGCTTGCCGGGCAGTTTCTGGGGCGAGGGGCTCGGGCAGATTCTGCGCGACGTGCAGCGGCAAGTGAACTCGGCCGCGCGGCGCTTGGTGCAGAACATGGCCTACGCCTCCGGCCCGATCGCGGAAATCAATCTCGATCTGCTCGATGAGAACGAAGACGCACCGAATCTCGTGCGCCCCTACCGCGTGTTTTACACCCAGGGCGCCGGCAAGGGCCGCGCGATCAACATGGAGAAAATTCCAAGCGTCGCGGCCGAGTTGAACGCGGTGCTGCAAGCCTACTGGCGGCTCGCCGATGAAGTCAGCGGCGTGCCTGCCTACGCCTACGGCGGCACGACGCCGGCCTCGGGTGCGGCGGCGACGATGGGCGGCCTGAGTCTGCTCTACAACAGCGCGCTGCGCGGCATCAAGCAGGCCATCGGCAACCTCGACAAGCATTTGATCGAGCCGACCATCGCCGCGTACTACCTGCTGAACATGCTGCTGAACCCCGATGCGAGCCTGAAGGCGGACGCGACGGTCGTCGCGCGCGGCGCGAAAGGCATCATGGCCCGCGAGATGCGTCAGGCGCGCACCGTGGAGACGTTGCAGGCGATCACGCCCTTCGCGCAAGGCGGTCTGCTGCCGCGCGAAGGCATCGTGAACCTGTTGCGCGACTGGGTGGGGCTGCAAGGCTTCAATCCCGATCTGATTTTCGGCAAGGCGGTTCCCATGAACACGCCGGGCGTGGTGCCACCGAACCCCGCGAATGCGGGCGAAGGCACGGGCGCGCGTGCGATGCCCACCAGCACCCCCGCGACGGCGATGCCGACGCTCGATGGCCGCCAGGGCAGCGTCGTCGATGCGCTGGCGGGCGATGCGATCTGACGATGGAGCACACAACCCCATGAGAATGGACGGCGACGAACTTCAGCCGGGCGACGCGGTGTTCGACATCGTGTACGGCCCCGGCTTCATTCACCGCATCGACACGCACGCGCAGGCGTTCTTCGTGCGCTTCGGCAACCGCAGTGCCGGCTACCGGCCCGATGGCGTGAGCGACCGCGCGCAGCGACGCACGCTGTACTGGCAAGACCCGGTTGTGTTTGTGCCGAGCAAATCGCAGGCGAAGTGGCAGTTGCTGCTGCGGATGGTGCGTGCGCTGTGGCGCACGATCGAACGCGATCCGCTGGTCGAAGTCATTGCGCAGGAGCCGCCACATGGCCCGTGAAGGCTTCCTGTACTACGGCGCGTTGCCGACGCTGGCGGACGAGGCGCCGAACGTGGAAGTGACGTTCGCGCCCGTGATCCTGCGTTTCGCGGGCCACGGCTGCGCCGAAGTGGAAATGCTCGTCCATCCGCGCATCAAGGATCAGGCCGACGCCTGCTGCGCGCCGCCGAGCGCGCCGGAGTTGTGGACGACCTATCGCATCGACGGCTGCAAGACGGTGCTGTGCGAGCGCCACAACCAGGTCGTGCTGGCGATTCCGGGCACCTACCGCGTGCGCGTGTGCCGGGGCGACCTGGACACGGTGGTCTATTGGGAAGAATCCGAGGCGTTGGCGAACCGGGCGCTGCTGCCGGTGCCGGCGTCACACTGAACGAGGAACACGCATGTCCTGCTGCGACGAGATCAACATCGACGGTACGACCGTCCGCAATCTGACCCTGATCGACGCGCGCATCGTCGGCGGTGCGCTGCTGGGGACTACCCTCGGCACCGATTGCCGAGGCCAGAGCGTGCTGGCCGGTCAAACGCCGCTGGCGACGTGCGCGGACTTGGCCGCCGCCATCGACGGTCTGCCGACGCCCGGCGCCAGTGTGCGCGTGACCGCCGTGACCTTCACCGCCGATGGCCGTCTGGTCATTTCGTTGTCGGACGGGACGAGCGTCGAAACGCCGACGCCTGCATCGCTGACGACCGATCAAGTCGCGGCGGTGTTTCGGACCTGTGCGGGTCAACCGCATGCGCCCGGCACGCGCGTTCCGACGTGCGCGGAAATGCAGGACGCGATCGACACCGCGACGGCAGGCAACCGTATCGGCATCACGGGCGCCAATCCGCCTGCGACCAGCGAGAACGACACGTTGCCGACCACGATCTACGGCGGGCGCGACGGGTTGCTGGGCCGCCCCATCGGCTGGGTGAACATCGGTGGCTACGTGTTGCCGTACTACGCCTTCGTCGATTGCGGCGCTGCCGCCGCCATCGAAAACCACTAACCCCCGGAACTGCACATGGCCGAACACCGCCCCCTCACATACGACGCGGGCGGACATCGCCCGTTCGCCGCAGGCGACACGGTGCCGGTGGATACGGTGCCCGGTGGTGGGTTCGCCGCTGCCTTTGTTTCCTGCGCCGGCCGCGCACACGCGCCGGGCGCGGCGATTCCGTTGTGCTTGGAGATGCACGCCGCGATCGAGCGTGGATTCTTGCAGGCGCTGGCCCGGCTGGTGGCCGGGACGGGGATCGCGATCACCGTGCGCGCCGATGGCACCTATCTGCTGACCAACACCTGTTGCGATCAGTCCCACGTCGAATTCTGACGGAGTTTCCATGCCCGAACGTCGCCCCCTGAAGTACGAACGCGGACAGCACACGCCGTTCGCGCCCAGCGATACCTTGCCGCCTGATGTGATTCCGCCGGAATCCTTCGCCCGCGTGTTCAAGACCTGTGCCGGCGCGGATCATGCGCCCGGCAACGCGATTCCGACGTGTGCGGAACTCGCCGACGCGATCGAACTGGCGCAGCAACAGTTCCTGAATCGGATCGTCGCCGGCCCCGGCATCGCCATCACGGTCGGGCCGGGCGACACGCGGATCATTACCAATACCTGTTGCGACTCGCAGCACACCCTGGTCGGCGTGGTGCCGCTGGCGACGCCCATCGTCGAAGGGCAGGCGGCGTGCTGGCGGATCGAGGTGACGCCGGTCGTCGCGGGCAGCGATCTGCCGCTGACGTTGACCCTGTTCGGCTCCGAGCAGGCGTTGCGCGGTTATCCCGCGCCGACCGGCATCGTCATCCCGGTCGGACAGACGACCGTGGAGGTGTGCGTGGCGACGCTCGACGACGGCACGGTGCTGGGTGCGCGCGAACTGTGTCTCCAGGTCGATGCACCGCGGTTGTCGCCAGTTGGCAGCGCCTGCGTCGCGATTCTCGACAACGACACCGCGCCACCCTCGACGCACACGATCACGGCGGTCAACGTCTCGCCCGGTTACACCGTGCCCGAGGGCACGAACGTCTGTTGGGAGATCGTGCTGGATGCGCCCGTGACGGGCGCGGCGGTCACGATCCCGGTGTCGTTGTCCGGCGAAGAACAGGCGATCCACGGCTATCCCATCGCCTCACCCCTGATCGTGCCGATCGGTCAGTCGCGCGCCAGCGTGTGCGTGCAGACCACCGACGACGCCATCGACGAGCCGGATCGCGAACTCGGATTCGAGATCGGCACCACGCCGCGCATCCCGACCTTTCCGGGCGGTCGCGTGCCGGTGACGATCACCGACAACGACGCGACGCTCGCGCTGATCGACATCACCAGCGATCACCCCGCAGCGGTGTCACCCGGCCAGACGGTGTGCTGGACGGTCTACCTCAATGGTGTCGCGCCTGCGGGTGGATTCCCGTTCGTCGTCACCGTCAGCGGCGCCGTGGTCGATGGCGGCCAAGTCTGTGCCAGCTACGACGGGACGACCAACGGGCCACTCCTGACCACGCTGTCCGGGCAGATCGTCGCGGGTGCGACGACGGCGACGGTCTGCCATGTGCTGCCGGCGACGCCGGGGTTGCCCGCCGGCGCGCTCGCGCGGGATGCGGGGCAGTGCTTCGCAATGGATTGCACCCCGCCGAATCCCAATGTCTACACCGCCGATCTGACGATCGCACCGAACGGCGACATCGGCGGTGCGGCGGCCGGCGCGGGCGGCAACTGGATCGGCAGCAGTGGTGCGAATCCGGCCGATTTTGAGGTGCGCGTCAGCGGCGGGCTGTCCGGTGGTCCCGATGGGCTGGATGCGTGGTTGTCGCTGGGCGCGGCGCGCGCCTGGACGCGCACCCTCGGGTGCGGCACCAGTGCCCTGATCGGCGGCCGGGTGCAGATCCGTCGTATCAGCGACCAGCAGTTCGTCGTGGACGAGCCCTACGGCGGCTATCAGGTCTTCACGGGCGTCAATGCCGTCTGCCCGTAACTCATCGAGACGATCAACATGGCGAATAGCGTGTGCAACCCCGTGGTCGCGACCGCGACCTCCGGCTTTCCCTTCGAGATGATCGCGGGCGGCTGTTATGTCACCAACGGCGGTGCCGGGACATCGGTGCAGTATTTCATCGACGTGCGTCAGGACGGGCGGGTGACGGAAGGCTCCAGCCTCGCGCCTGCGACGCCCGGCAATCGCGGGCGCTGGCTCGCGTCGGGCGATGCGGCGGCGAACTACGAATTGCGCGTCGCCAGCGGCCACGCCCCCGATGGCGTTGCGGTCGGCGCGTGGTTGTCGCTCGCGGCGGGGCAGTTCCTGAGTTGGTCGTACACGCTCTCCGGCGCCTCCGGCGGCCGGTTCGTGTCGGCGACAATCGAATTGCGCCGCGTGAGCGATGGCGTCTTGATCGATACCGCGACCGTGGATACCGTGCAACTCGGCGTCAACGTCGAGTGCGTGTGAGGCCGGCATGAGCAGCATTTTCGATCAACCGGGTTGCACGCCCGGCATTCTGGGCTACGCCGGACAGCCGAACGGCCGCCGCGACGATGTATACCTCTCGCCGGACTCCGAATCGGTCGAGTCGCCGGAGTTCGAAGTGATCGCGCCGGCCGCGATCGTGTCCGCGTTCAACCTGAAGCCCGGCCAGCGCGTGCGCGTGGACATGGTGACGGGTTTCCGCGACACCACGCTGTACGCGCCCGCGATCCACCACGGCCAGCCGCTGCAACTCGACCCGACCAACACCCAACTCGCGGTCGTGCTGCCGGGCCGGTATCGGCTCGTCGCCGAAGGCGTCGCCCCTGGCATCGACATGCCGACCGTGATCGTCCTGCGCCGCAACGGCGTGACGCAGGCGCTGGCATGAGCCGCAGCATGTTGACTGAGAGCCCATCGCGCGATCCCGCGCGTGAACTCGCGCGCGTGCGCGATGCGATCCGGTCGCTGTCCGCCAACGCGAACGCATGGCGCCTCTTCGTCGCGTATCTGGCGCAGCTCGATCAACACGCGGCCGAACGCCTCGTCGGCATGGACGACACGCACGACATGCTGCGCCAGCAGGGCGCGGCGCGCGCCATCCGACAGATTTACGCGCTGGCGGCCTCCGCCGACAGCGCCCCGCACACCGCCGCAGCGGCGTCGCACGACCCGTTGCTGTAGTGCCACCCCGGCGTAAGCCGGATGTTCATCCTCCCAGGAATACCGACGACGACCGCAGCGCGTCGCGCTGGAATACCGACGACACCGGCAGGCCAGCCGCGTGTCCCGGCTCCGGCGCGACGCCCTGCGGCACCGTCGCGGCTCCGATCCCGAGGTTCCCATGTCCGATTTTTTCTCGCTTGAACAACTGCAACAGCAGGCCGACGCCGCGCCGGGTGCTACGCGCACGCCGCCGACGCCCGCCCCTGATGCGTCTCCCACATCCGCCGCACCTCTCGCGACACCGGCTCCGCCGGCCGCGTCCGATGCGCAGTACGTCGATCTCGACCAGTGGCGACCCGGCCCGGATGCGTCCGTGCCCGATACCGCCGCGCCGACGGCCGACGATGCGAAGTGGGAAGCCCGCTATCACGCCCTGAAGGGCAAATACGACGCCGAAGTGCCGCGTCTGTCCGAAGAAGTCCGCACCCTCAAGGCGCTGGTCGGGCAGGGCGGCGGCATCGACACGGCCGCCGAACTCCAACTGCTGCGCGATCTGACCCAGCGGCAGGCACAGGAACTCGACACGCTCAAGCAAACCGCCCCCACCGGCCCCGCACGCGATGCTGCGGCGACCACCGGCCTGGGCGAGTTGAGCGACGACGATCTGACGTTCGAGTTCGGCGAGAACGGCGCCAAGGCGATTCGTGCGCTCTTGACCAAGGTCGATGGCTTGCAGCAGCAAGTCACCGAACAGGTCAAGCCGCTCGAAACGCGCCTGACGCAGACCGAAACCCACAGCTTCCGCGAACGCCTCGCCCAGCGCCTCGGCGCGGCGCAATCGGTGTTTCAGGACGAGGCGTGGGCGGGGTTCGTGTTCCAGCCGATCCCCTTCGGCGGCGGCAAGACCTTCAACCAGGCGCTGCAAGAGGCGGACGCCCGCCGCGACATCGACGGCATCGTCGAAATCGTGCAGGCATTCCAGCAGCGCAAGGCCTCCCCCTCTGATCGCACCTCTACGCCTTCGGCGCTGGACGCGCTCGCCGTGCCCGATCGCATCCACGCGGGCGGCGCACCGGCTGCCGGCCAGCGATTCCGGGGCGGCGACATGGACGCGATGCTGGGGTTGTGGCAACGCGGGCAAAAGACGTTTCAGGAGCTTCAGCAGTTCGAGCGCGCTTTCCAGCAGGCGCTCCGCGAGGGGCGCGTCGATCCCTGACGGGCGACGCCAACACGCGCACAACGCGCGTGTTTGAACAGTAATGCCCCTCGCATGAGGGCCGTGGACAGCGCATTCCCAACGCTGACTCACGGAGATTCCACCCATGGCGATTCCCGCCGCCACCGGCTACCCGCAATACAGCGGGTCGCTGATCCAGCCGCACTTCTATCCGCGCTTCCTCATGCGTTCGTATGCCGAAACGCTGATGAAGGACATCACCACCACCGCCTACACCGGGCAATTGCGCCAGTTCGGCGACCAGATCACCTTCCAGCGCGAGCCGGTCGCGCGTATCCACCGCTACCAGAAGAACATCCGCCTGCAGACCGACACCCCGGAGATCGACACCACCACGCTGACGGTGGACGAGGGCTTCTACTGGAACTACAAGCTCGATCGCGTCGACGCGAAGCAGATCCGCAATGCCGACGAGCTGCAAAACGTGCTCATCAACTCGGGCGGCCGTTCGGTCGGCTACGCGCAGGAAAAGTCGATCCTCGCCAAGATGATCCGCGATGCCGCGCCCTACAACAAAGGCATCAACGCCGGCCTCATCAGCCGCAACGTCAATCTCGGCGCGGTCGGCAATCCGTTGCAGATCACGGGCGGCAATTTCCTGGAGTTCTTCGCACGCTGCAACCAAGTCATGTGCGAAAGCAACGTCTGGGAAGCGAGCGAGATGTTCATGATCTTGCCCCCGGCCTCGACGGCGGCGCTGTTCACCTCGCCCTTGTCCAATGCGTTCGTGACCGGCTTGCCGCGCAGCTTCATCGTCGATACCAGCGGCAAGCCGCTGCGCCACATCGAACCGGCCGGCTTCCGCCTGCTGGGCTCGAATTTCGTGCCGACCGTCTACGACGCGACCGCGAACGCGCAGTGCAGTTTCGTGATCTTCGGCCGCCGCATGGCGACCGGCTACGTGCAGCAGCTCTCGGATGCGGATGTCATCAAGTCCGAACACTTCTTCGGCAGCTACTTCCGTGGCCTGTCGATCTTCGGACACAAGCCGCTGTTCCCCGAACAGCTTGGCGTCGCCTACGTGCGCTTCAACTAATCGCCAGAGGAGAACACCCACATGGCTTTTCACCACCTGTACCACGGCGGCGGCAAGACCCCGTTCGATGCGCTGTTCGGCCAGAATGCGGCCGGCTGGATCGACGATGGCTGCACCGCCTGTCCCACGCCGGCCGATCTGGCCGGCGCCCTCACCACCGAACTGCTCGATCGCGTCCACACCGAAGCGGCCGGGCACAAGGTCCACGTCGCCTACGGCCTCTCGCGCTCGCTGGACTTCTATCCGGCGCTGGTCGATACCGGCTACACCATGCGCGGCGATTGCGTCGTGCCCAACGGCGACGAGGGGCGCTTGCAGCCGGGCTTGCAGCAGTACCTCGTCTGCCACGACATCGCCAGCGAGGACGTGATCTATCCGATCGTGATTCCGCCGGGCTGTTTCCTGCACGGGTTTTACTGGAAGGTCGAATCGGCCGAAACCGGCGTGACCTTGCAGGCGTCCACCGTGCGCGGCGCGTTCAACGCCGCGATCGACGGCGCGGTGCTGGGCAGCGACTACATCGTCGTCAATGCGTGGCAACCGCTCGCCGATGCGGTGACGCTCTCCGTGAGCGGTTGGCCCGCGACGGGTGCGACGAAGCTGCGGCTCACGGTGTCCGCGATCATCTTCCACCCAGACACCGGCAACTGACCCGCCCGCGCCATGCGCCTCCCCCACGACCCCGCTTCGGCGGGGCTTTTTTGTTGCCCGAGGACTCCCATGCAACCCTTTTCCCTTCCGCAAACGCCCCAGCCGCATACGTCGTTGGACATCCATCGCAACATCGAACATACCGGCGAGAAGATGGCCGTGTTCCAAGATGCACACGGCCACCTCTACCCGCGCGACGACGAGTTCGAGCTGTTGCCGGGTCTCACACCCGGTTACACCACCAACGGCCGCGACTTCGAGCAGGCCGGCGAGCCGATCCGCAAGGTCGGCTCCATCCTCACCGTACCGACGATCGAGACCGACGTTCACGGCAATCCGCTGGATATGGCGACCGCTGGTCTGGAGGGCGGTTTTGAGGACGCCGCCAACCGGGCCGGCGAGACCAAGCGCAAGGCGGTCAAGCGCCGCAACGAGCGCATCGACGACGGCGCCAGCGGAGCGGCGCTGTAATGGCAGAGTTTGCAGCGGCGCTCATGCTCGAAGTCGCACGCCTGCTCAACGATGCCGAGCCCGGCTACGAGCACATCCGCTGGACGCGCGCGGACCTGCTCGAATACCTCAACGACGCGCAGCGACAGGTGTATCTGTATCGACCGGAGTTGTACGCGCACACGGACGTGTTCGTGCTGGTGCCCGGCGCGCGGCAGGGACCGCTGCCGGACGGCTGCCAGTTGCAGAAGATCATCGGTTCGGCCGGTGATGCCGGTCGCGCACGGAAGGTCGATGATGGACTGTTGCAGGCATTCGCCGACACCGGCTGCGCGCCGGTCTGCGTGTGCGGCGACTACCGCGTGCGCGGCTACAGTTTCACGCCGCAAGACCCGACATCCTTCTTCGTCGATCCGCCCGTGCCCGACGACGGGCAGCCGTACACCGTCGCGCTGGTCTGCCAGCAGAGCCCCGACGCGATCACGCTGGCGCAACTGGACGATGCTGATCCGCGCAATGATCGGCTGGTGACGCCCGCGCGCCTGCACAACGCCCTGATCGAATGGATGTTGTATCGCGCCTACAGCGTCGATATGGAATCCGGGCAGTCCTTCGCCAAACAGCAGGACCACCGCCAGCACTTCTACGCGATGCTCGGTGTCTCCGAGGCGAAAGAGCGCGTCGTCGCCGTTTCGCAGGCCGGACGCGCGCCGGAAGGCGCGCAACCGTGAGCTGCGGGCCGGGCTACAGCGATTTCACACCGTTCGTCGCGCGCGTCGTTGCCGCTGCGCCTGGGTTGCCCGATGTCGCGGCGCACAGCTATCTGCGCGATGCGGCGATCCGGTTCTGCGAGGCAACCGGGTGGCTGGAACGCGATACGATCCTGCCGATGGCGTGCGGGGTGTGCGACTACCCCGTCGTGCCAGCCGACTGCGAGCGCGTGGTGCGTGTCGTCGCGGTGTTGATCGGGTGCGCCGCGAACCATGACGGCATGCACCACGACCGCATGCTCGATCCGCGTCGCGACGTGATCGAAACCGGCTGCGGCTTCCGCGTCGAAGCGTTGGAGACGCCGGACGTGTCGGTCTGGATCGATCGTGAGGGCGATGCGGGCGACACCGTGCGCGTGCGCTACGTGGCTGCGCCTCGTCACGATGCTTGTCGGCTGGATGCGCGACTCGCCGAGGAATGGGGCCGCGCCTTGGTCGAGGGCGCGCTCGCGGATGTGCTGTTGCTGCCGGGACAACCGTTCAGCGATCCGCGTCTGGCGGTCGTCTACGGCCAACGCTTCGATGCCGCGATCCTGCGCGCCCGCACGCGCCGTCTGCGCGGGCGCACGGGCGGCGCGCGAACGATGGTGCCGGAGCGCGGCGATTTTGCGGTGTAGGGGAACGACATGGCTCGTCCGCTGATTGTCGAACCGAACACCGAGCGTCTCCAGGTCATGCTGATGCGCGATTGCGCGACGGTCGATGCGGAGAACGTGATCTTGACCGTCACACGGAAGGGCGGCACCACTTGTTCGCCTGCGTCAGATGACGCCGATGATTGCGCGCGTCCGTGGCCGCGCGCGCATGACGTGGCGGATGGCCGATGGGGCGGGTGTGGCGGTTGCGGGGCGTCGAACTGTGGCGCGTGCGGCCAGCGTGCGCCGACGCTGGCGCCGTGCCGGCCTTGCGATGAGGTGCTGCCGGCCGCCTGCCCGTCGCCCTCGAAAACCTACGTCGCCCAATCCGTCGTGCGTGGCGTCGCGACCTTCCTTCTCGACCGCGATCTGCGTGAGGCGCCGGATGGGTGGTATCTCGGGCGCGTGGCCGTGGACGGGTGCGAGGCGGCCGTGTTGACGATCTGGGTACGGTGCGTTCCGGCCACGGGACGCGCCGCCCCGCCCCCGCCGTGCGGCTCGGCCTAGCATCGGGTCCGGTCTGGATCGGGTAGAGTGGACCAAAGAAGCAGTCAGTGGAGGACGCTGGATGGCAGGTGCGGTCAAGTGGTTGCTGTGGGGCGTGGTCTTCATGGCCTGGGGCGCACCCGCATGGGGCGCGGCCCAAGACGATCCGCTCGAAGTGGTCCACCAGCTTGTCGCCACGCCGGAGGCCCGCGTGGACTTGGCCGTCGCGAAGGTGCGGATCGACCGCCTGATTGATCCGCGCGCCGACGAAGCGGCGACCCTGCGCCAGATTGAGACGTTCGCGGCGAAGGTCCGCGCGCGCATCCCGGCAGGTGCCAATCGCCGGGCGAAGCTCGAACTCCTCGTCGATTCCTTTACGCAGCCGGGGCCGTGGAACGAGTTTCGGCCGTTCCGCTACGACCTGGACGACCCGTTCGGGAAGAATCTCCACAACAAACTGCTCGCCACCTATCTCACGACCCGGAAAGGCAACTGCGTCACGATGCCGATCCTGTTCGCCATCGTCAGCCAGAAGATCGGGCTGGAGGCGACGCTCTCGACCGCGCCCTTGCATGTGTTCGCACGGGTGAAAACGGATGAAGGGACGTGGTTCAACGTCGAAGCGACCAGTTTCGGCACCAAGACCGACCGCAGCTATCGCACGGACTTCCACATCACGCCGCGCGCCGTCGAAAGCGGTCTCTACCTGCGCACGCTCACGCGCCGGCAGTCGCTGGGGGTGGTCATCGAAACGCTGATGGAACACTTGGGCAAGACCGGCCAGCAGGCGCGTCGAATGGCCGTGGCCGATCAGGTATTGACGCTGGATGCCCGGAACGTGGTCGCCATGCTCCATCGGGCCAGCGCCTGTTCCCGGCTCGTCCAGGAGCGGTATATTGGCAAGTACCCGTCCCCGGCGAAAATGCCCCCGCCGCAGCGGCAGGACTTCGAGGCGCTGGGACGCTGCAATGCCGAGGGCTTCGCCAAGGCGGAAGCCTTGGGGTGGCGGCAGGAGACCCAGGCGGAGAACGCCAGCTATCGGCGCAGTATCGAACAGGTGAAGGCGCGACAAGGAGGAGAGCGATGAGGATCGCAAGAACGTGGATCGGTGTCTTGCTGTGGGTGACGCTCGTGGTCGTCAGTGGGCCGGCGTTCGCGCGCTACGTGCAGTCCGACCCGATCGGCCAGAAAGCTGGTCCCGCGACGTATGCCTACGTGTCGTCGAACCCGATGATCTATTTCGATCCCTTGGGCTTGGAAAAGAACCAAGCCTGTGTCGCCGCGTATACGACCGGCGGGGCCATCTGCGGCGGTGTTGTCGGCTATTTTGGTGGCGGGGCGCTGGGTGCGACGGGCGGAGCCGCTGCGGGCGGATTGGTGTGCAGCCCTTCTGGCCCTGGCGCCTTGGCATGCGCGGGCGCGGCAGGAACTGCGGGTGCGGTGGCGGGAAGTGAAGCCGGTGGTGCGGCGGGTGCCTTCGTGGGAGGCATTCTTGGGCATCTTGCCGGCGAAGCAATGTGCCCCGATGACGACGAAAAGTGCGAGGCGCAAGCGCAAGAAGATGAACAATCGTGCCGCCTGCTGACTCAGGCCGGAACCGGCGCCCGCGCACGATGCTGGGAGAGTGTTCAGGAGCGTTATGGCGCCTGTAAAGCAGGACGACCGATTCCGCCGTTAGTGACTTGGTGAAAGTGATGACTGAACTTGTTGACATTGTGGCTCAACGGACACTTACCTCGGGAAACATCAAGCTCGTTGTCTCGATTGCGAGGCCGGTTGAAGATGATGGCGACTTCCGTTGTGCCTTCTTGCTGGTGGGCGATGGCGGAATTCGCAAAACGGGACACGCTTTCGGCATGGACTCCGTGCAAGCTCTGCAACTGGCCATGAAGAAGGTTGGGGTTGACGTTATTGCAATCGGAAAGCAAGTGGGAGCGCCATTTTCTTGGCTGGAAGATGAGCCTGGGGTCAATGGATTTGACAACCCAGTCAAATAATTCTTCGCGCGAACTTTTCGTTGAAGACTGACGCTGGCGCAAGTGACCGATGATTGCAGACAAACAACTCGCGGCAGACATCAGCGAGCGGGTCTTGCGCGTCAACGACCTGTTGAACGAGATGGCGAATCTCGTCCAGAAAAACGGCGAAGAAAGTGAGCTAAGACCGTTTTGTTTCGCTATTGCCAAGGTGTCCGGTGAACTCCTCTTGGAAGTGGCGAATCCGCTCTACCGGGCGCACCCGGATTTGAAGCCGCCGGGAATGAGCTGACGTTCGCTGCGGTTTCGAGTGGCTTGGCAGATCAATTCACCAAGCATCTGACGCATCCCCCTTCGCAACCAGATTCCCACGCAATGACCTCAATCCGTTTTTCCGGATTCGCCGGCATGCGCCCGCGAATCAATCGGGCGTTGTTGACGGGCAATGACGCGGTGTGGGCTGAGAATGTGAATCTCTGGCACGGCACCATCGAGGCGTACCGCACGCCGCTGCTGGTCGATCCACGCGGGGCTCCGCATCGCACGATCCTCCGCACGGACGCGGGCTGGATCGTGCTGCCCGGCATCGACGATCTTGTCTCCGGCCTGCCCGGATGCCCGCGCGTGATCGCGGTCGGTGAGGATCTGCGTGTTCCGGTCTGGGCGGATGCGGCGGACGCCGTGGCCGGTCGCTGGTGGCGGCTGGGCCTGCCCGTGCCGACGTCGCCAGTCGCGACTCCCAGTGCGCCGCCCGGCTGGGCCGGGCCGAACGACCAGCGCAGCGAGTACCGCGCGTATGTCGTGACCTATGTGGATCGGTTCGGCAACGAAGGCCCGCCATCGCTGCCGTCCGCGCGCTTCGGGATCGACGATGGCGCGGCCGTTCGGGTGCAGTGGGACAGCGCCCCCGTGGGCGGCTGGGATGTGCAGGCGGTACGGCTGTACCGGCTGACCGCTAGCGATGCGGGCGCCGAACAGGTCGGGCTGCCGCGCATGGAGGACTTCCACCTCGTCGGGGAATTCCCGGCCGCCGTGAATGGCGTCAATGACGCCTTGCCGAATCTCGATCTGGGCGAGCCGCTGACGACGATGCGCTTCGCCCCGCCGCCGGAGGGGTTGACCCATCTGGTCGCCGAACCGAACGGCACGCAACTGGCCGGCGCGGCCGGTCGCGACCTGTGGGTCTGCGAACCGCACGAATTCCATGCGTGGCCGGATGCCTACCGCCTGCACCTGGACGACACCATCGTCGCGCTGGCGTGGACCGACAGCGGTCTGTACGTGGCCACGGACGGACACCCGTACTGGATCGCGCCGCAGGCAGACGACCTCGGGCGGCGGGAGGTGTTCCGCATGCCCGAACCCATGCCTTGCGCCGCTCGCCGGTCGATGGCGACGACACCGAGCGGGGGCGCGCTGTATGCCGGCCGCGACGGCTTGGTCCTGCTGCACGGTCGCCAATGCCAGCGCGTCAGTCAGGCGTATTGGGGCGAGGACGATTTCGCGGCCCTGCGGCCGGAGACGATGCTCGCCGCTGTCCACGACGGCCTGTGGTTCGGGTTTACCGCGAGCAGCGGCTGGATGCTCGATCTGACCGACCCGGCCTACCCCGGCCGGCAGTTGGGTCTGATCGCGCTGTCGCTGCGCCCAACCGCACTGCATCGCAGTCGCACCGACGCGCTGTTCCTGGCGCTGCCGACCGGCATCGGTCAGTGGAACGCCGGCCCGACCTACCTGTCGCTGCGCTACCGGACGCGCTGCACCGTCACGCAGGGACAGATGAACTGGGCGGCGGCCAAGGTGGTCTGGGACGTACACCCGTTCCGCGGTGACTGGGCGGAGGCTGCCCCGGCAACCACGTTCCGGCTGTGGACCGACGACCGGCTGCGGTTCGAGCGTGAGCTACGGCACTCCAACCCGTTCCGGTTGCCGCACCTGAGTCGGCATCTGGGGTTCGAGATCGAGATCGAACGGCCGGAATCGCCCGACAAGGGTGCGCTACGCGAAATCCACATCGCCACCAGCATCGCCGAACTGGCGGCGGGGTAGGAAAACCCTGACAGTGCGGTGCGGCAATCACCGATGCCACATCGCCCTGCGGATCGGTAAGGTGGCTTCCGTCAGGTCCGGGGCCATTGGCTGCCCCACCCGGACGGCCGTCGGGCACGGCCTTGCTGACCCTGCCGCTATGCCTTGACGAGCGCGCGCCGGAGGAAGGCTTCCGCCTCTGGCGGGTAGCCCTTGTATTCGGGCTTTGCCACGGTGTCCATGTAGCGCAGGAAGAACGTGCGCTTCGGGACGTACTTCGCGTAGAGCGTTTTCTGATGCACCCAGAGTTGCAGCAGCTTGTCGCTGGTTTGGTTGAATTCCAGAAAGCAGTTCGTATCGGTATCGGCGGCCAAGTCCCACAGCCACATCCGGCGCGGATTCCATTCGACGCGGTGATGTCCTTTGTCGTCGCGTTGACCGAGCGTGAAGGTCTTGCGCCAGAATTCCTGAATATCGACGACCCAGATCACGCGGCGCCCAGTGTGCGTTCGATAGAAGTCCACGCGGGCGCGCGAGTGTCGGATGTCGATGCGGCTGTGCTGTATCTCGATGACCGTGTTGTCGCTGCCGAGGATGTCGGCGCGATGTTCGTTGTTCGGTCCCATGACCACTTCGCAGTGAGCGTCGTCGATCGTCGCCTTCCACTGCTCGTGCCATTCGGATTCCGACTCATACCCGGCGGGTAGTTTCGGTGCGCCGCCGACGTAGGCCCAATACTGCAAGATTTCGCCGACGCATGCCTTGACCGGAAGACGGGTCCAGGGGCAAGTGCCGAGCGTGCCGCTGCCGGCGATGTGGGCGCGGACACGGCGTCCGTTGTAGAGCGCGATCAGCATGGTGCGTTCCTTCGGTGAAGTTGTGTCGATAGCAGCAGAAGATCGCGTGGTTGTCTATGGTGAAAATTACGAGTTCCATGAAAAGACGGACGGTGGAACACATTGAAAAATGTCCGTAAAACGTACAGAAATCAAAGTGCTTTCGGCAAGCGATTGATTTTCATGGCGTCGCGATAAAAATTTCGATTCGGTCAAACTTCGCGAAATTCGCGCAAAAAAATCAGTGTAATTTTTCAGCAATTCCATCCATCCAGCCCAGGCCCGCCCGGCAACGCGCGGGCCTTTGCATTTTCGGAGCCACCATGCAGATCAAACGTAACAACGACATCCCCCTGAGCATGGCCGATGCGCTGGTCGATCTGGTCCGCCGCTACGTGGTCGCGCTTGATGCAGACGCGACGCCGCATGAGGCCGGCATCGTGCGCGCGCTCGTGCCGGTGCTGGCAGGCGCGGGCGGCATTTCGATGTACGTCGGCGCCGCGATCAACGCGGCCGGCGTGCCGGTCGGTCTGCTGATGGGCTACAACGCGATGGCGCCGCTCGACGGCGAGATTCAGGCGCATGCGCCGCTGTTGATGGTGGATGCGGCGGGCGAGGGCGTCACCGCAACCACGGCCACCGAACTCGTCGCCGATTTCGAGACTTGGGCGAAAGAGCGGCAGGCGACCCAGTTGCGCGTGGAACTCGCGCCGAACTGCGGGATGCCGATGCTCGCCGGCTTCCGCGCGTCCACGACGGCCTACAGCAAGAAGATCGGCTGATGGCGACCGCTGTCCTCGTCACCAACTGGGGTGGCGCGTCGTTCATGGACGCGGCGTATATGTCGATGCTCCAGCATCGCAACCTCGTCCAGAACGACAACACCTCCGCCGTCAACGCCTGGATCAACGCCGAGTCGCAGCAACGGCAGGACATCAACCAGCAGATCAGGCAGGTCATCTACAACCCGACGCTGCCGACCATGCTGCCGGGCACGATTTCCTGGGGCACGATCCTTGCGGGCGCCGGCATCGGTGGGTTGCTGGGCTGGATGCTCAACGACGACGACTATGCCGGCTTCGGCCAGACCCTGCCGCGCTACAACTGCGACACCGGCAACGTCGAAGTGGTGCCGGGCGACCCGGACGGCAACAGTCAGGTGACGAGTACGATCGTCGGCGCGGGCTTGGGTGCGTTGCTCGCGTATCTCGCGCAGCCGTCGATCCACGTTACGCCGAACCCGGCCGCCGGCCGCGACCGCTATCTCGCGGAACTGGCCTACAAGCAGCAACTCGACAGTGTAGGCGTCAAGGCCATTGGCCAAGTCGCGATCCAGATCGCGATCGACAACTACATCGCCAGCAAGCAACGCGACCTCGTGCGCTCGATCGCCAACGATCAGGCCGCGCTCGCCAATCGCCAACTGGTGATGGCCGAGAAGGAGTATTGCCGCTACACCACGATCTTCGCGCCGGTCGAAGACGCGACGATGGCGCAGGTCGCCGCCGATCCGCGCTACGTGCCGCAGTACGAGTTGCACATGGGCCGCGCACGCAACGATGCGGCGCGCGCCTTCGGCAAGGCGATCACGGGCCTGAATCGCAAGCTCTCGCGCTACTGCGCGGGCGCGAACGCGAATCTGCTGCGCGAGATTCATTCGGAGTGGGCGCGCACCGAAGTCGATGCCGTCAATCACGCTTGGCGCTACGAAGAATTGCAGGCGTGGCGACGCGACGATGTGCAGTTCAACCGCAAATTGCAGATGTTCAACGTCGGTCGCAGCCTGCAAGCGAGCGCGACCGGCGACATGCGTGCGGCGACGGCGGCGATCGGCGGCGCGAACGAGGCGCTACTAGGCGGCATGAGCGGCTACTACGGCGCGTTGCAGGCGAGTTTCGGGCGGTTCTCCGGCTACCTCATGCAACAGTCGCGCGCGAACAGCCTGCAATCGTTCGGGATGGGCGCCGCGAGCCTCGCACGCGGGTTGCCCGGCCTCAGTGGCGGTTTCGATGGCGACGCACCGGACGACGACACCTTGCTCAACCTGCGCGATGCCCGTGGCCTTGCCGCACGCATGTCGCCCTTCGCGTAATCCACCTGTCATCACGGACCTTCCGCATGCCGACCTACGATCCGCTCGCGATCCTCGATCGCGCCAGCGCCAGTTCCGCGCAATGGTTGCAGCAGCTCGACGAGGCTGCCGCGCGGCAGGCGGACGCACGACAGCGCGCCTTCACCTTCGGGCTGGCGAACGATCTCGCGTTCAACACGCATCAGACCTCGCTCGACAAACTCAACGCCGGCAACGTCTACGGCGCACGCCGGGCAGAAGCTGACACCCGTCTGCTACCCGCCTACGAGACGCGGCAGGGTGCGCTGTGGCGCCTCGACACCGATCAGGCGCAGATGCAGGGCCGCTTGCTGCCGGCACAAGAAGCGATGCAAGGCTCGGCCTACCGCTTGGGAAACGAACAGAACCGCCTCGCGCTCGACACGCTCGGCCGCGCGTGGACGCCCGACAACCAGCGTGCGCGCAATGCGGCGGAGGACATGCGCTACCAGAACCCGATCGCCGACGCGGCGGCGCGGGATGCGGCCGGGCGGCTCGCCGATCCGCTGCAAGCGGCGCAGGCCGCGCAACAAGCGGCCGGGGCATGGCCGGGCGCACAAGGGGTCGCCGGCCAGTACGGCGCTCCCTACGCCAGCGGCCTGTATGCGGCGGCAAGTTCCGCCCTGCTCGCCGGCAACGTGGACACGGCCAATGCCCTGCTGCAACAAGCGCAACTGGGACAGGTTGCGAAGAATGCGGCGGGGCAGATCACCTACACCGATGCGCAGGGTCACACCTATCCGACGATGCCGGCGGCGTCGGCCGCCGCGTTGCTGCAAACGCTCACGGCACAATCGCCGACCGCGTGGCAGCATTACACCGAGGCCGCCACGCGCGGCAGTACCATGCTCACGCCCGCGCAGGAGAGTCAGAAAACCGTTCTCGAACACCGGATTCAGACGCTGGACAAGGCCATCGTCAACGCGCTCGACGATACCGAACGCGCCTCGCTGCAACAGCAACGCGACGAGGCGACGCGCGCGCTCGGGGCGTTGTTCGGCGGCGGCACGCCCGCCGCGCCGGTCGGTGCGTTCGATGCGCTGGGATTCGGTGCGCGCGTGGAGGATGCCCCGGCGATCTCGCCAGCCATAGCCTCGCCCCAGCGCCGTCCCGCGAACCCGGCCCCGGTCGCCGGACCCGCCGTCGCGCGTGCAGGCAGCGATGTCGAGATCGACCCGGCGACCGGCACGATCAAGCGCCCGCGTCAGCAGCCACGCACAGCCGATGCGTTGGACACCTATCGCGATGCGGCGCAGCGGTGGCGCGATGCGGAGCGCAAGCTCAAGGACGCGCAGCAGTCCCAGGAACGCTATCAACGCACCGGCCGGGGCGTCGACCGACGCATCGCGGTCGAACGCTATGCGCAGGCGGAAGCGCAGGCGCGGCGCGCCTTGCTCGATGCGCGCACCGTCTACCAGCGGGCGCAGCAGGAAGACGACAGCGAACGGCAGAGGCGGACGGCACCTCCCGCTATTCCGCAGACCACGACCGCCTACGGCATCACCCTGCCGTCGTATGGCGCCGAACCGTATGAGGGGCCGTATCGACCATGACCGACGCCGCCTACGATGCGTTCCGCAATCGCCTGGAATCCGGCGGCGACGACAACGCCTACAATCCGCGCTCCGGCGCGCTGGGCAAACACCAGTTTCTCGCCTCGACGTGGCTCGGACTCGTGCGTCGCCACCAGCCGGCGTGGGCGCAAGGGCTCTCGACCGCGCAGATCCTCGATGCGCGCCGCGATGGCGCGCGCTCAGATCAAATGATCGCGCTCTACGATCAGGAGAGTGCGCAGCAGTTGGCCCGCGCCGGCTATGCCGCGACGCCCGGCAATCTGTATCTGTCGCACCATTTCGGGGCGGCAGGCGCACGCAAGATTCTCGGCGCGACCGACGACACCCCGATGCAGTCGCTCGTCACGCGCGCGGCGTACCGCGCCAATCCGCACTTGCACGGCAAGACAAAGGCGCAGGTCATGGCGGATTTCGTGCGGCGCGGCGGCGCAGCGGCATCGCCCGACGCGACGCCCGCGCGGACGACGGCCTACACGCCGTTTGCACCCGTGGTTCAGGCCACGCAACCCGTCACGGCGCCGGCTTGGCGCCCTGCCTCGCTTCCCGCGTCATCGCCATCACCGCCGCAGGCGGCCTACGCCCCGCCGGGTCCGGCATCGAGGCCGGAAACACCCGCGCCTGATGCGACGGCGTTCGATCCGGTCGCGCCGTCGCCTGACGCTACGCCTGACCCGACCCCACTCGAAACCCTACTCAGGATGCTGCGGTAATGGCGACCGATCCCTACAACCCGCTCGCGCCGCGTGCGTGGAATCCGAACGTGCCCGACTGGATGAACGTCGCCTACGGCGCGCAGCCGCCGCAGGCACCGGCCTTCACCCCGGAGGTGATCGACCGCTATCACTGGGGCAAGGTGCGTGCGCGGAGCGGTTACGACACGGCGCCGCCGGAGCGCCAGCGCGCGATCCGCGACGAGTACGCCAACACCGCCCTGCCCGAAGTCGCGCGCCTGACCGGCGCCGATCTGGCACAGATGCAGGCCGAGTTTCGGGCGAACAACCCGGAAGCCGTCGTCGCGCCGCCGCCGGCCAGCGATGACGGGGATTTCGTGCGCGGCGTGAAAAGCTACTGGCCGGGCACCAAGGCATCGGTCTACGGCCTGGGCGCGCTGGGGGCCGATCTGGTCGGCGCAGACGATACGGCCCGCGATTGGGCGCAGCGCGCGCAGGCACTGAATCAGGAAATGGGAGCGACCGCCCGGCCCACCGACCGCCTGAGCGGTGCATGGGGCAGCGGCGAGGGCGTGCTGGGCACGACCGGAAACCTGCTGGACTGGGCGCAGTACACCATCGGCCAGATGCTGCCGAGTGTCGCCGAATCGCTGGTGACGGCGGCGGCGGGCGCTGCGGCCGGCTCGGAAGTGCCGGTCCTCGGCAACATCGCGGGCGCGGTCGCCGGCCTCCTCGGTAAGACCGCGATCAAGAAAGAACTGCGTGAGCGCACGGCCGCGCTGGTCGCGGAACACGCGGCGAAGCGCATCGCCGCCGGCACGGCGGAAGACATCGCGAAGCGCGAAGCGGCGACGCTCGGACAGCAATTCCTGACGCGCACCCTGCGACGCGAGATCGGCAGCGTCGGTGCGCTCGCGACCGGCGCGACCGCGCGCGGCCTCGGCGACACCTACAACGCCGCGTACAGCCAATCGCAGGAAACGGGCGAAGCCATCGACCTGACGCGCGTACTGGCGGGCGGTGCGGTGTACGGCGCGGCGGAAACCTTCGGCGACAAGGTGTTGGCCGATACCTTGCTGAAGGGCGTGGGCGGCACGGGCGGCCTCGCGCGCCGGATGGCGAGCGGCTTCGGCAAGAACGCGATCACCGAAGGCACGACCGAAGCCGTGCAGCAGGCCGCGCAGCGATTCGGTGCGGCGCAGTCTCTGACCGATGGCGAGGCGTTGACCGAGTACCTGGACAGTTTCGCGGCCGGTGCGATCGGTGGCGGCGTCTATGGCGCGCTCGGGGGTGTCCCGAACCGACCGGCGCCGAATCCGCCGCCCGTTCCGCCTGTTCCGCTGGGCTTGCCGGCGCCGGATGGGCGCCCCGGTTACGGCACGGTCGATCCACGCGCGCCTGTTGTCGTGACGCCGGAGGGTGTGGCTTCGACGCCTTCGCAACAGAACGCGCAGCGCGCCGCCGATCTGCGGCAGGCGCGTGAACTGGAGCGAACGGGGCTGACGCCGGATGTGCGGGCGACCGTGCGCGATCATGCGTTGCGGACCCCCGCATCGAGTGCTGCGCCGGGCGCGCGCACCGTGTCGTCGGCGACACCGCTCGCAGCGACGGTGCCGGAGGGCATCGACCCAGAAACCGGAGAGCTGCTCAACCCGCCGCCGGCTCCCGAAATTGTGATGACGGCGATCCACGGTTTCCTGAACGATTGGCAGGGCGAAAAAGCCCCCACGCGCGGTGATGTGCGCCGCTTCGTGGAAACGACGTATCCCGGCCTGTCCGCCGCGCGCATGAATCGGCTGATCGACCGTGTGCGCGAGCAGCGCAAGGCGCAGGCGAGGCCGACTCGTGCGCCAGGTGCGGTCGATCAAGTCGAACAGGTGGCCGACGTGCGGTCGCAGGCACACATCGCACAGGCCCGACAGGCCGCAGCGGAGGTCGATGCCATCGACGCCGATGCGGCGGCCGTGGAAGCGGAGCGCCGTCATCGCGAACGCGAGGCACCGACCGCGACCACCACGCCCCAGACCGACCTCTCGGCGGCGTCGGCGCGCACATCGGCGACCGATGAAGCCACCGGGGCGCTGGACCGTTCTGCGTTGCGCGGCCTGTTCGTCGAAACGATGCGCAAGAAGCGACCGGACATGACCGACTCGGAGCGTGCGTTCTACGATCAAGCGACGGACGAGTTGATCGACTGGATCGAGCGCCGGGACGCGCGCGCCTTGGTGTCGCGCAACATGGGCGACGCGAAGATGAATCCCGCGAGCCGCGCGGTGTTCACGGCCGCGACTGGCGTCCCATTGCCGCGCGGGCGGGCGGCTTCGGAGGACGCGATCTACCGCTGGGCTGGCACCGATCGCGCGACGGAGCAGGCGCGGGATGCCGCGCGTCGCGCGCAGCGTGAGGCCGACCGGCGCGCCCCTGTGGAGGTGTTCCCCGATTTCGCCACCTTCGCCGAAGCGCGCCAGTGGCAGGAGGAACGCGCGCGCGTCTTCGGTGGATTGCAGAACTATCGCGCCACCGAGGAATACGGCCGGCTGTTCCCGATCCTGAAACGCTTGGCCGATGCCTCGAACGAGGGCCATCGTGGGCGTCGGATGCAGGCACTGGCGACGGCGGGCCTTGCGATCGGCGACCGCGTGGAGGCGACTTCGCGCGACCTGATCCGCGATGCGGCGCAGACAGCGCGCGGCACACTCTACGCCAAATCCGGCTTCCCCTGGGTGCGGTTGGAGGCAGGCACCACGATCACGGTCAACCACAAAGGCAAGATCGAGCATCGCCGCGAAGTGCCGTGGTCGGAGCGGTGGACCAAGGTCGAACCGTCCCCCGCGTCGAACATAACGGAGAACACCACTGCGGACACGAATGGACTGTCTTCGACGCCGAAGGCGTCCGAGGCGATGGACGCCCCGCAGGCACCGACGAACAACGAAGCGATCCTGATGGACTTCGTGGACGCCCTGGTCGCACAGGTGCGCTCCGGGAAGTCGGGCCGTGTGGACTTTCCGGCAACCTTCGGACACGTCATCGAGGTGGAGGACGCGATGCGGGCCATGCGCTCGGCGTTCGAGCGGACCGGCGCCACCAACAGCGGCGGCCGGTTCGGCGCCCGCTACGCGGTCGATGGCGGCCTCATCACCCTGTCGAACAGCAGCAATCGTCTGTGGGCCGATGTCGCCATCGACGCCCCACGGACAGCGGCCGACACCCCGTCGTCGGCAGCATCTGACGCGGAAGCGTCGTCGCCGGACGAAGACGACAGCGCAACGGTGTCCGATCCCGCGACCTCGCTCCACGAGGCGTTGCTCCGCATCGGGCGGTGGGTTGCCGAGTCGCTGCGCGCGGGCCGGTCGATCGAAGCGCGCGCCCTGTTCGATCGCGCGAACGTGGAGGTCGGCGGCACTCAGGCGGCGGGCGCGTATTCGCCACGCGATGCTTACGACGCCTTGGAAGTCGGCGTGAACCTCGCCCTGAAGGCGGGCGTCGCTGGCGATCTGAATCCGACGACCGAACAGGATGCGCGAGCGACGATGGGCCGGCTGGATGCCTTGCTGAAACGCCTGCCGACCCAGAGCAAGCGTACCCGCGAGCAGGAAGAATTCCAGCAGTTCAGCACGCCGCCGACGTTGGCCTTCCTGGCGGCGCGCGCGGCGAACCTGTCGGCCGGCGATGTCGTGCTGGAACCTTCGGCCGGGACCGGCGATCTGGTGGTCATGGCGCAGGCGGCGGGCGCGACGGTCGTCGCCAACGAACTGGCCCCGCGCCGGGCGGCGCTGCTGCGTGCGCTGGGCGTGGACCAAGTGTTCCGCGAGAATGCCGAGCACATCGACCGGATTCTGCCGGCGACCATCCGTCCGACCGTGGTCCTGATGAACCCGCCGTTCTCCGCGACGGCAGGCCGGATGGGCGCGGGGTATCGCAAGACCGCCGTGGGTGCCCAGCACGTCGAGCAGGCGCTCGAACGCTTGCAACCGGGCGGGCGCTTGGTCGCGATCGTCGGCGCGGGCATGGCGGCGGATCGGCCTGCCTTCCGCGCGTGGTGGGCGCGTATCCAGAGCCGGTATGCTGTCCGGGCGAACCTCGGACTGTCGGGCAAGGCTTACGCCAAGTACGGCACGACCTTCGACAATCAGTTGCTGGTCATCGACAAGACCGGGCCGACCACGGCCCCGATCCTCACCGAATCGTTCGCCAGCGCCGAGGCGGCGCTCGCCATCATCGAGACCTTGCGCCATGACCGTCCAGAGTATCGAACAACAACGCACGATCGACCGGCTCAACGCGCTGCCGCCGAGCCAGCACGCGCTGAAGATGCTGTTTCAGATGAAGGTGATGGTGGACGACAGCGGCCTGCATCTGCTGCAACTGGCGAATCTCGGCGTGGACAACGGGGTCGATCCGGGGCGCTATCCGTATCTGCGCGGGATGATCGACAGGCTGTGGGAGATCGTGGCGAGGAACCCGGAACGGGTGTATCGGGTCTTCACGGAGAACGACATCGGGGACGAGTTGACCGACGAGTTCCTGGCGACGACAACGCCGTTGGAGGCGCAGGAAGCCCTGATCTCGATGCTGGTCTGACGATCGAGACGGAGGAGGCTGCGCCGCGCGCTCACGGTGCGCTGACCGACGCGATCTTCGAGCAATACCAGCCGCAGAAATTGCGGATTCCCGGTGCAAAGCCGCATCCGGGCGCCCTGGTGCAGTCGGCGGCGATGGCAGCGGTCGAACCGCCGACGCCGACCTACACCCCGAATCTGCCGCGCGAAGTCGTCACCGAAGGCTTGCTCTCGCTTGCGCAGCTCGAAGCGGTGGTCTACGCCGGGCAGGCGCATACGCAGACGCTCCCCAATGGCGAGCGCCGCGGATTCTTCATCGGCGACGGGACGGGCGTCGGCAAGGGGCGCGAAATCAGCGGCATCGTGTTGGATAACCTGCGCCAAGGGCGTCGACGCGCGGTGTGGGTGAGCGAGAAGCCGGGCCTGTTCACGGATGCGAAGCGCGACTTCGGCGGCATCGGCGGCGACACCGATCTGCTGACGCCGCTGTCGAAGATCAAGAAGACCGCCGCGATCGACCTGGACGAAGGCGTGCTGTTCACGACCTACGCCACGCTGCGGCAAGGCGCGGTCGTCAAGGACAAGCGGAAACAACCGGCCAAAGACGCAGCGAACACGGCACCGGGGAAGCCCGCCAGTGGCGTGCGCGTCGAGCAACTCGTCGCGTGGTTGGGTGAAACATTCGATGGCGTGATCGTCTTCGACGAGGCCCACAATGCCGGCAACGCCATCACCATGAAGGGCAAGCGCGGCAAGACCAAGCCGAGCGCGCAGGCGCTGGCGGTGGTCGATCTGCAACGCCGGCTGCCGAACGCGCGCATCGTCTATGTCTCGGCGACCGGCGCCACTGAGGTCGCCAACCTCTCGTATGCGACCCGGCTCGGCTTGTGGGGCGAGGGCACGGCCTTCGCCAGCGTGCAGACGTTCATCAACGCGATTCACAGTAGCGGCCTCGCGGCGATGGAGTTGGTCAGTCGCGACATGAAGGCACTGGGTGTCTACATCGCCCGCTCGCTGTCGTTCGATGGCGTGACCTACGATCGGCTCGAACATCCGTTGACCGACTTCCAGCGCGAGGTGTACGACGAGTTGGCGCGTGCGTGGCAGGGTGTGCTGCGCCGGATCGACGAGGCGCTCGCCACCACCTCCGCCGATCTGAACGCCAATGCGAAAGGTGCCGCCAAGGCGCAGTTCTGGGGTGCGCAACAACGCTTCTTCAATCAAGTGCTGACCGCGATGCAGATGCCGACCGTGTTGACGCGGATCGAAGCGGACCTCGCGGCCGGCGATGCGGTCGTGCTTCAGATCGTCAACACCTATGAGGCGGCGCAGGATCGCGCGTTGGCCGAGACGAATTCCGAAGAAGACCTCGAAACCCTGGACATCACGCCACGCGATGGACTGATCCAGTACGTCAAGAACAGTTTTCCGGTCGCGCAGTACGAAGAATATGTCGATGAGGATGGCAATCGCAGGAGCCAACAGGTCTTCGATGCGGCGGGCCATGCCGTGGAGAACAAGGAAGCGGTCGAGATGCGTGAGGCGTTGGTGTCGACGCTGGAGCAGATCCGCGTGCCGGAAAGTCCGCTGGACATGTTGCTCAATCACTTCGGCGTCGAGCGCGTCGCGGAGATCACCGGCCGCAAGCGCCGCGTGGTGCGCGTGCCCGATCCGAAGACCGGCGACATGAAAACCGTCGTGCAATCGCGCGGTGCCACCGCGCCAGCGGCGGAGGCCGCCGAGTTTCAGGCCGACAAGCGCGACATCCTGATCTTCTCCGATGCCGGCGGCACCGGCTACAGCTTCCACGCCGACCGCACCGCGAAGAATCAGCGACGCCGGCAGCACTATCTGCTGCAAGCCGGCTGGCGCGCGGACAAAGCGGTGCAAGGCTTCGGTCGCACCCACCGCACCAACGAAAGCAGTCAGCCGAACTATCGGCTCGTGACCACCGACCTACCGGCGCAAAAGCGGTTCCTCTCCTCGATTGCGCGTCGGCTCGACCAGCTTGGCGCGTTGACCAAGGGGCAACGCGACACTGCGAACCAGGGCTTGTTCAGCGCCAAAGACAACCTCGAAAGCATCTACGCGCAGGACGCGGTGACGGATTTCTTCATGTCGCTGTACCACAAGCGTGTCGAAGGCATGTCGTTCAACGCCGTGACCACCGAATTGGGTCTCGATGGAATGATCGACGACAACGGCGCCTTGAACCAGAGCAAGCTGCCGGACGTGCCGCAGTTCCTCAATCGCCTGCTGTCGGTGACGGTGGAGAGTCAAGGGCGGCTGTTCGATGCGTTCGTCGCGCGACTGGAGGCGCGCGTGGATGCCGCCATCGCCGCCGGCACGCTCGATATGGGCATGCAAACGCTGCAAGCCGAAGCGGTCTCAAAGGTCGAAGAACACGTCCTGCACACCGATGCCAAGACGGGCGCACAGACCAAAGCGGTCACGCTGGAGTTGGAACACAAAGTCAAGTTGCACCCCTTTCCGAAACAGGAGCGGTACGTTCGCAACGTCAACAGCCGCAAGGTATGGGCGGTGCAGTCGATGCCCGATCGCACCAATCGCGATGGCGTCATCGAGTCGATGGTGCAATTGACCGGCACCGGCAGTCGCCGGATCGAGAAAGCCGGCCTGCTCAAGACCGACAAGTACGAAGCCATCGACATGGAGACGGCGGAAGCGGCGTGGGCAGAGGAAAACGCCAAACGGCCGACGACGGAACGCGAGCGACGCATGGTGCTGACCGGCACGTTGTTGCCGATCTGGGATCGGATCAAGGGCGAGGTGCGCGTGGTCCGCGCCCAGACCGTGGATGGCGAGCGCCTGATCGGCCGATTGGTGGAGAGCAGCCAGGAAGGCAGCACGCTCGAAGCCTTCGGTGTCGGCGTGCAGGCATTGACGCCGGAGGACATTCTGAAAGCGGTCATGGCCGATGGGGAAGTCGGCGTGCTGCGGAACGGTTGGAAACTCAAGCGTGCGCGCGTCTCGGGCGAGGCCCGGCTCGAAGTCCTGACCAACGACAATTCCCTGCCCAACGTCCAGTCCGAAATCATCCGCGCGGGAGGGTTCGTCGAAAAGGTGCAATTCCGGCATCGCCTGTTCCTGCCGGCGAACGATGCCGACACGCTGGCCAGCCTGCTGGAGCGGCGGCCCTTCCAGGCGCTGCGCCCCGGCGATGACGACGGTCATGCGATCCGCATGCGTCGATCCGCTGCGGAGCTTCCCAACGAAGTCGACTTCCAAGCATCGCGGCAGCGCATCGAGGGTATCGCCGCCGCGTTGATGCGCGGCTGGAAAGCGCGTCCGCGCATTCAGGTCATGGCATCGCCGGACACGCTGCCGGCGGACGTGCGGCGAGTCGCCGAAGAGCAGGGCGTTCGACCGGAGGAAATCGCGGCGGTCTGGCACAACGGCACTGTGCTGCTCGTCGCCAGCCATCCCGATCTGCGCACGCGCGAGGGCGTCCAGCGGGCGATCTTCCACGAAGTCTGGGGCCATCACGGGCTGGCGCTGGTCCTGGGCGACGACTTGAAACCGGCGCTGGCGCGTTTCGCGCAGGATGTCGGCGGCGTGGCGGGCCTGATGCGGCTGGCGAAACGCTACAAGGTGGACCTGTCGGACTATGCGGCGGGCTTGAAGGATGTGCCGTCGCCCCTGCGGCTGGCGATCCTGGCCGAAGAACTGGCCGCGCACATCGCCGAGCAGGGGCCGCCGTCGTTCCGGCAGGCGATCAAGGCGTGGTGGGGCGCGGTGCGCGACTGGCTGCGCCGGCATGGATTCCTGCGGTTGTCGCGTTTGAACGATGCCGATTTGGCGTACCTGTTGCGGCGCGCGCGGCGTGCAGTCGTCGAAGGTGAGGGTACGAGCGGCAGTCGAGGATTGGCCAGCGTGCGCTTCCAGCGATCGACCCCCTTCTATTCCGCGTTGTTGGAGGCCGTAGAGACCACGCGCGATGCACCGAAGGCGGGGTCTGCCAAGCAATGGACCGAATGGCTCGATGGTGCGCAGCGGCGCGGCCTGTTCAAAGGCGCGGAACGCGATTGGCTCAAGGTCGATGCCTGGCTTCAGGCGCGCGAGCACACCACGCGCGAGACGTTGACCCACTATCTGCAAACCTATCAGGTGCTGATCGGCGAGGAGTTGCTCGGCGGCGATGCCGAACGCTTCCATGATGCGCTCTCGCGACTTCAGGATGCGGGTTTCGAGATCGAGAGCGACGATCGTTTCGGGGTTTCGGTGCTGCGTGACGGCGAGGCCGTCGATGAAGACACGTTGACGCAGGCGCAGCGCGAGGACATCCAAGTGCTGGATGCGGGCTTGGATGCCGGCCGACCGTTCTCCGATGGATCGGCCAAATATGCGTCTCTACAGCTTGAAGGCGGGCGCGAATACCGCGAACTGTTGTTGACCTTTCCGATGCAATCGTCGAGTCGTAATCTCAACGATCCGTACAGCAGCGAGCACTATCCCGATACGAAAAATGTCCTGGTGCATGTCCGCTATAACGAGCGTGAAGATGTGGACGGCAAGCGCATGCTGTTCATCGAAGAACTCCAGTCGGACTGGCACCAGCAGGGACGCAAGCATGGCTACGGCAACGATCAGAAGACCGTGCCACCGGCACCGTTTGCACGCACCGAAGATTGGACCTTGCTGGCGATCAAGCGCATGGTGCGGATGGCAGTCGAGCGCGGGTTCCAGCGGATCGGCTGGACGACCGGCGCGCAGCAGACCTCACGCTACGCGCGCGGCGAGCAGGTCGATGCCCTCGACTATCTGCCGCTGCCGTCGGGCGCGTACCGCGTCGCCGGACTGAAGCAAGGCGAGGTGGTGCGCGAAATGGAGGTGCCGGCGAGGCTGTTGTCGCCATTGCTGGGCGAGAAGCTGGCCACCCGTGTCCGCGCGGGCGACGGCGACCTGTCGCCGCGCGGCAGCACGCGGGGAACGCCCCTGCGGCGGCTGGAGGCGTTATCGCTCCACCTGGGCGACGCCGGCATGGGCGGGTACTACGACGGGATCGTGCCGGCCGTGGTCAACCGCTGGGCGCGTCCTCTCGGCGCGCAGACGACGACCGCGAAAATCCGCCCCCGCTTCCGAGCGCACGCGCTCGACGTTCACGCTCTCGACATCACTCCGGCGATGCGTGCGGCTGTGGCGGAGGGGCTGCCAATGTTCAGCCGGCGCGCGCCGGAGGACTTCCTGGCCGACGTGGATGCGGTGGTGCGCCAGGATGAGGACGCGAGCCGGCTCGAACGCGCGCGCCAGTGGCTGCGCGACAACACCCCTGCGAAGGTGAAAGACGCGACCCGTAGCGTCTGGCTCGGCGCGCTCGCGACCAATCAACTGACCGAACTGGGCAGCGACTACGACCCGGCCATCGCCGGCTTCTCCCGGCTGCTCGATGCCATGTCGGCCGATCGCAATGCGTTGCTGGAAGAAGGCGCGGACCTCGCCGAAACCGTCCGTCGCTGGGCCGGGAAACACAAGGAGGATGCGAAACGCCTGTTCGATCTGATGCACCGGGCGACGCTCGAAGGCGTCGATCCGGCCGAAGCCTACAAGGGACTGCAATTCCGCTACAGCGGCCAGTTGCACGATGCCACGCGCGAGAACATCCGTGAGGCATTGAAGGCGCTGCGCGAACAGATGCTCGGGCGCGGTGCCGACAACAAGATCGACATGATGGAAGAAGCGAAGCGTCTTCGCGGAATGCCGAAACGCGAAGAGGCGCGCAAGCGCCTCTATCCGACCTTGCGCGCAGCGTGGGATACGCTGACACCGGAGGCGCAGGGCTTCTATCGCCAGATGCGTAATCTGTATCGCGACCGCTCCGTTATGGTCGAAGATGCGCTTGCTGCACGTATCGACGCCAGCGAAGCGCCGGAGGGGCTGAAGAAAAAGCTGATCTTCTCGATCCGGCAGCAGTTCGAGACGCATCGGCTGCAAGGGGTGTATTTCCCATTGCAGCGGTATGGCGAGTATTTCATTGCCGCCGAGCGCGGCGGCGAACCTGTATTTCTGATGCTCGACAGTCTGGCCGCGCTGGAGCGCAAGGAAGCGGCGTTCAAGGCGCGCGGGTTCACGATCAAGGCGCGCGGCCGGCTGCGCAGCGCGCAGGCCAAGGATGCGCCGAGCGGCTCGTTCGTGGCCGATGTGATCGACAAATTGCGCAAGGCCGGCGTCTCGGAGAAGACCCAGGACGCGATCTATCAGACCTACCTGCAGACGCTGCCCGAACTGTCGATGCGTAAGCATGCGATCCACCGCCAGGGCGTCGCCGGCTTCGATCCCGATGCGCTGCGCGCGTTCGCGCACCACATGGCGCACGGCGCGCACCAGCTCGCACGGCTGCGCTTCGGACATGTGCTGGAGCAGACCTTGGCGGGCTTGCGTGATGCGCAGGATCTACGCAGGCGACAGCCCGACACCGACACCCGTGCGGTAGTGGCGATGGACGCGATCCTGGGCGAACTCGATCAACGCCACCAGTGGGTGTTGAATCCGCAGGACAGCGCGATGACGAACCGGCTGTCGTCGGCGGGGTTCGTGTACTTCCTGGGCGTCACGCCTGCGGCGGCGCTGGTCAATCTCACCCAGACCGCGATCCTGACCTTCCCGCAGCTTGCGGCCGAGTACGGGGCCGCGAAGGCGATGCGGAATCTGCTGCGCGCGTTCAATGACTCGGCGCGAACGGCCGGGCACGCGCAGAAGGTCTTGAAGCGGGTGGACGAAATCAAGGCGCACGATGCCTTGCAGAAAGCAGGCGTCCTCGACAAGACCCAGACGCATGCGTTGATGGGATTGGCGGAAGGCGGACTCGCCACCTATAGCCCGAAGCTCGCGCGCGCGATGGAGGTCATCGGCTGGTTGTTCCATACCGCCGAAGTCCTGAACCGGGAAGCCTCGGGCATGGCGGCCTACCGCCTTGCGCGCGATGCGGGACAGTCGTTCGACGCGGCGGTTCGCGTCGCGGCCGACACCATCACGGCCACCCACTTCAACTACAGCAACGCGAATCGTGCGCGGTTCCTGCAAGCGGGGCCGGCGAAGGTGGTGCTGATGTTCAAGCAGTACGGCCTGAACATGCTCTGGCACCTGGGGCGCATGGGCTGGAAGGCGACCCGTGGCGAAAGTCCCGAAGTCAAACGGCTCGCGCGGCGCAACCTCGCGGGCGTGTTGATGATGAGCGGCTTTTTCTCCGGCGCAATGGGCTTGCCGATGGCCTCGCTGACCATCGGTGTGATCGACGCCATCGCTCATGCGTTCGGCGATGACGACGATCCGTGGGATACCGAAGCGGAGATTCGCAAGTTCTTCGCGCAGTTTGTCGGCGATGCCGGCGCGGAGATGATGATGCGCGGTGCCGCGAACACGCTGACCGGCGCCGACATCGCCAGCCGCGTCGAAATGTCGCAATTGCTCTGGCGCGATGCCGACCGCGAACTCGACGGTCGCGATGCCTACTACGCGATGATGGACAACGTGGCCGGGCCGATGTTCGGAATCGCCAAGAACTTCTTTGTCGGCACCCAGCTTGTCGCGGAGGGGCAGGTCTATCGCGGCGTCGAAACGATGTTGCCGAAGGCGCTCAAGGACGCCATGAAAGCCGTGCGCTATGCCGGCGAGGGCGTCACCTCCACGCGCGGCGACCTTGTGACCGAGACGGATGCGATGGATGAACTCCTGCAGGCGATCGGGTTCACGCCGGCCGAGGTCGCGAAGCAGTACGACGTGAATCGTGCGTTGAAGGATCGCGAACGGCACATCCTCGATCGACGCAAGGCGCTTCTGGCGGCGTATGCGATGGCGCTGCGTCAGGACGATCAGGATGCGGCATTGGAAGTCCGCCGGAAGATCATGGCGTTCAACAAGGCGTATCCCGAAAAGCCGATCACGGGGCAGACGATCCGGCGCTCGATGCGCGCGCGGGAGGCGTACAGCGAGCGGGCCGAGCATGGTGTCGCATACGACGCCGTACTGCGGCGAAGAATTGCAGAAGAAGAAGGGGTCGGCGGCGAAGGTCCGTGATCGAAAAAGTCATTCCGTGTGCTTGAGGACTGTGGTGTTCGCACATTGCGTTTCGCGCCGTGGTGCTACCGTCGAATCGCCCACGGAATTGCGATTCCGCAGGCGTCAAACTATTAGCGAATGTCATTTTTTGGCGTCATTCGCTAATGCACATCCACGGATCAATTCAAGGAGATAGACATGGCCATTCAGGCTATCCGTTTCACAGTTGCAACCGCAATTCTGTTGCTTGCGTCGATGTTTACGAGTTCTCTCGCTCATGCGCAGGCGAGTGACGGGCGGGACAAACCTAGCGCCGTCACCGGATTGGGTGAGTCCTTGCCGAAGACCTCAGATTTGTCGAGCGATCCGCATTGGCAGATCTACGAATTCGAGCGTGACGGCATTCGTTATCTGCAAATCAATGATGGCGCGAATACCTCGCGCGCCGCTATCGGGCAGATCGGGGCGACCGCGTGGGTGCTACCCATCGGGCGGGATGCTGATCGTGTCGCTATTCAGGCGGGCGCATCATCGACGGTGGCAGGGCGTGTTGTGTACCGGGATGAGGAAGTGGAAGTGATCCACTACACGCAGTCGAATCAGGATCGGTGGATCGTTCGCCCGAAAGATTCCTCGCGATGACCGGATTGCTTAGGGCACCACTGAACAAGTCCATCCTGGACTTGTTCAGTGGTCGCGAGCCCGAAGTGAATTCGGACGCG